AAGGTAAATACCAAAAGTGGCTAACGAAAGACGGCTTGACCAAACTTCAAGCGTGGGCAAGAGACGGCTTAACAGATGAGCAGATAGCTCACAACATGGGAATTAATGTTGCCACACTTTATAGATACAAAAATGAGCACCGCGAGATTAACAACGCCTTAAAAAAAGGTAAAGAAGTTGTCGATATTGAAGTAGAAAATGCACTTTTAAAACGTGCTATGGGGTATCAATATGTAGAAGAAAAAGAGGAAACAAATGAGCGCGGGGAACAAAAGATTACTAAAACGACAAAAGAGATTATCCCTGACACAGCAGCCGCTTTTATATGGCTAAAAAACCGCAAGCCTGATAAATGGCGTGACAAGCAAGAGACTATTGCTAATGGAGATATTGAAGATATAACGCCATTGGCAGAAATGTTAGGTGATAGCAATGACAAAGACACAAACAATTAATTGGGGCATATTTTCCCCTAAACATAAGGCGTACATCAAACGAGCGCTGCAATGTGATTTTAGTGTTGCAGAGGGTGCTATACGGTCGGGCAAAACTATAGACCATTGTATTATTGCGGCAGCATACCTTGAGACTTGCCCCGATAAAATACATCTTGCGTCCGGTTCGACTTTGCCAAATGCCAAATTAAATATAGGCGATTGCAACGGATTTGGGTTGGAACATTTATTCAGAGGTCGATGCCGCTGGGGAAAATATAAAGAAAATGAAGCGCTTTATATTCAAACGAAAACCGGCGAAAAAATTGTGCTATTTTCCGGCGGCGGTAAAGCAGACAGTTATAAAAAGATACTGGGCAACTCATACGGTATGTGGATAGCCACTGAAATCAATGAGCATTACGATAGTGATGATAGCCGTGTATCATTTGTTAAGGTCGCTATGGGGCGGCAGGTAGCAGCAGCGCAGCCGTTTACACTGTGGGATTTAAACCCGAGCAACCCCAACCACCCGATATACGCTAATTACATAGATAGATTTAAAACCGATTACGCTGGACAATATCAATATCAGCATTTTACTATAGACGATAATGCGACGCTAACGGAAGAGCGCAAAGCATCTTTAAAAAGTAAATATGTTGAAAACAGTGTGTGGTATCGCCGTGATATATTGGGCGAACGCTGCATTGCCGAAGGACTTATATACCAACAATTTGCAGATTTTACCGACAATTTTATTATCGACACTGTGCCTGATGATATTATATTTGCCACAATTGGGATTGACTTTGGAGAAAACAAATCAGGAAATGCTTTTACATGCACTGGAATTACAAAAAACTTACAACAGGTTATTACGCTTGAGGACCATTGGCGTGGAGGCATTAAAACACCGGAACAGCTTAACAATGATTTTACATCTTTTGCACGTATGTGTATGAGCAAATATAAGGTTATTGACGCATGGGCTGATTCAGAAGCACAAACGCTTATGCGCGGATTACAGGTAGCGTTAATAAAAGAAAGAATACCGCTTGAAATCCATAACGCTATAAAAGGCGAAATTAATGTTCGCATACAGTTTTACAATTCCCTTATGGCGCAAGGCAGATACAAAGTAATGCGGCATTGTACAAACACAATAGGTGCTCTTAAAAATGCTGTGTGGGATACGAAAAGTTTTGAAGATAAGCGCCTTGATAATGGTACATCAAATATAGATAATCTTGATTCAATGGAATATTCAACCGAAAAATATATGAAAGATATTCAGAGCGCGAGATTAATTAAATAAGGTGGTGATTTAATGGAGACGGAAACTAATAATATAATACGCGACTATCTTAAATCGCGCGGATATAAAATCATTCCGGACACTTATTATTCATACGTAAATGATTGGAATGATTGGTATAAAGGATACTTTGCAAGCTTCCATTCGTACAAGCAGTATAACGGCACACAATTTGTAAACAGAAAGTTATATAGCCTTGGTATGGCAAAAAAGGTTTGTGAGGATTGGGCTAATCTGCTAATGAATGAAAAGGTTGGAATTAGCACAGGCAATGATACATTTGATACCGAACTCGAAGATATACTAAACACAAACAATTTCAGAGTAAGAGCAAATCAGCTTGTAGAAATCACAATGGCGCTGGGCACAGGTGCGTTCGTAGAATATCAGGATGCGGATAAAAACACAATTGTTGATTTTGTCCGCGCACAAATGATTTACCCACTATCATGGGACAATGGGGATATTACCGAATGCGCGTTTGCAAGTCTACGAAATATTGACGGCGAAGATTATTACTACATAAATATCCATAGGCTTGAAAGCGGGCTATATGTAATTGAAAACAGATTTATACAGGCCAATGCAGAAACGCCAACAGAAACAATTGTAGACGGTATAGAACCTATTGTGAATACTGGCTCTGCAATTCCGCGTTTCCAGATTATTCAGCCGAACATAGTTAACAATGTCGATTATGATTGCCCTATGGGTATTTCCGTATTTGCAAATGCTATTGACCAAATTAAGGCTATTGATGTGGCTTACGATAGTTATGTCAACGAATTTGTGCTTGGGAAAAAGCGTATTATTGTGCCTCTTTCAATGCTTAGAACGCAACTTGACGGTGCAGATGGAGTTTATAAGCCGGTATTTGACCCTAATGATGTAACTTTTTATGCGTTTCCTGATGATACAGCAACAGAAATCAAGGAAATTGACATGGACCTTCGCGCAGAACCGCATGAGGCAGGGCTACAAAGGTTTCTTGCACTGTTTGGAGATAAGTGCGGGTTAGGCGCAGACCGGTATAAATTCGACCACGGAACGGCGCAGACGGCAACACAGGTAATTTCCGAAAAGTCGGACATGTACCAGAATCTCAAAAAGCATGAATTGGTGATTGAAACAGCCATGACTAATATGACACGCGTAATTGCTGAAATGAACGGTGTTAATCCAGATAGCCTTGAAATTAAGATTGACCTTGACGATTCCATTATAACCGACAAGGATTCAGAGCGCACAAGAATGCTTGCGCTTGTAACGCAGGGCAAATTCCCATTATGGCGTTATTTGACGTTGTATGAAAACTTTACAATTGACGAGGCAAAGGCAATAGAACAAGAATCTAATGCATCAACGCCAACAATAGAAAGTAATTTCAGCGATAACTTGCAGTGAACAAATAGGTTGTAGGCATACGTAAAAAGGTACTCTGCTAACTCAGGGTGCCTTTTCCTATTGTTTATATAAAATCTTTAGTTAGAAAGAGGTTATAAAAATGAGCAAATTTATTGATTTGGCAGGGCAAAGGTTTGGGCAACTGACGGTTATTCAGCAAGCAGATGATTATATTTCGCCTAAAGGACAAATACATACACAATGGCTATGTCAGTGCGCATGCAAAAATAGAACAATTGTTAGGGCAAGCGATTTAAAATCTGGCCGAACACAATCATGTGGGTGCTATCAAAAGAAACAAGCCATAAAAGCAAAAACAAAGCATGGTATGGCAAATACGAAATTATATGAAGTATATTGTAGCATGAAAAGGAGATGCGAAAGTCCTAAGGACAAAAACTATAAGTACTATGGTGGAAGAGGGATAACCATATCACGCGAATGGGATAATTTCGTGGATTTTTATTTATGGAGCATAGAAAACGGTTACGGTGCTGGCCTGAGTATTGATAGAATTGACGTAAATGGAAATTATGAGCCACATAATTGTAGATGGGCAAACGACATAACGCAGGCGCAAAACCAACAAATTAGATCGGACAATTCTAGCGGTGTTGCTGGGGTACGCTTTAATAAAGGTAATAATAAATGGGCAGTGCAAATTAATGTAAACAATAAACGTATTTATCTTGGCATATTCAACAAATTAGAAGATGCAATCTGCGCACGAAAAGAAGCAGAAATGAAATATTGGGGTTGGACTAAAGCTAAAATCCCAATTGAAGATAGAAGGTGATTAGATGGCATTAACTCCTGCTTATCTTGACGGCGTGGCAGAGCCGCTACAAGAAATATATTCACAGTTGGAAACCGAAATATTAAAAGACATAGCGCGGCGCATATCCAAAGCCAATTATCTTACACCAACTGCTGAATGGCAGTTTTATAAAGCCGAACAAAGTGGGCTATCGCAGAAATACATAGCTGAACAAATTTCAAAGACAACCGGGATATCGCAAAAAGAAGTATTGCGCATGTTCAAAGAAGCTGGCATAAAATCGTCTGCGCAAGATACGGTGCTGCAAAAAGAATTAATAAAACTCGGCAGACTTCCAAAAAATGCGGTTCCTCTTACTGCGTCAGATATGTTTACGCAGATACTTAATGCTAATCTTATTAAAACAAACAATAGCCTTAAAAAATTGACCGGTACGATTGCAGTTGACGCGTCCGGACAGCTTAACAAGTATATGGACCAGGCGCAACTATTAATCCAA